AGGAACGGCTAAGGGTGGTTGGTTTACGAGAGGTGAAAGTCAACAAGCAAAATTTTTAGAAAGACCTTTGCGGTGGCATAAAGCTGAAATAAATATATTAGTTAGAAATGAAATACTGAAGGCTAAAAATATAACATTTTAAAATAAGGTTGGATTTAGAATGGATTGGCAAAAAGATTTAGATGCTTTATCATTATTTATAGGTGCGAGAAAGCTTGAGCCCGAAGACATTTTGTCTATAGATTTATCGGAAATTAAAGTAGAAGGTTGCAAGAGTTATAAGAAGAATCTTTTAAATTGTGCATACAAACAAGCTAAAGGCAATAAAGCACAAATAGTGAAACAAGTAGAAGTAGCAATGACTGTACAAGCGGTTGCAGAGTTTAAGGCACGTGCGGAAGTATTGCTGGTAGTACAGAAATAGGAACTTATTATGTCTACAATTTATGATTCATCTGATTGCATGATTGTTGCCGGAGATGTGCCTATTGATGGGGCTGGTAGTGGTATTGGTGCTAAAAATAATCAGTATGGTGCTGGGGCAACAAAATTATGGTGGAGTACTCATACAGTAGAAGATTTATTTAACAGCAACGGAACTGTTCTTATATATGCTTCTCCTGCTTCTTTTGACCAGGGAAGTAGTAGGCTTACAAAAGCGGGAACATTTACCAAAGCGGAAATCGGGATGATGGCTGAGTTTTTGCGTAATATCGGAAATATTTCTTTGGAGAGGAACTAGGTTGCTACACTCAGAAGAATATAAAACTTTGCTTCAATATGTGAGGGACAATAGTTGCACTGTTCAGCAGGTAAAAGATTTAGATGTTCGGGACATTGGTATACTTAGAAACAGTCCTTTTAGAAAGAATCTTAAAAATGCAGTGTTGGTTGTTCTGCAAACTGAAGAAGTTGCTTCTCAGTTAGAATTCATTAGGGGGCAGTTAATCAGTGGAAAGCGCACGGCATTATTAGCTAGATTTCCTAAATCTAAAATAGAGTTACAAAAACAGATTTCTACTACAGCTATCGACATTATTATAAAGTTGAGAAAATAATGGCAAGCGTTTTTGAAGCAAAAGATACTGTATTTTTTAGTGGTACAATTGAGGGTGTTTCTGTTGCTGGCTCATATTTTGGCGGAGCTACTCGAGTTTGGTGGGATACCCACACTATAGAAGATTACATTGCTTGTGCTTTCCATGATACGGGTGTTGTAAACCCAAACACAGATCGTATTGAGAATTTGGATTTGTCAGGGTTGGTCACAGCTGATTTAGTAGGTTTGGTAGTTGAGATGGCTTTTGATGGAGGTTCCTTTGCCGAGATATTGGCCGCTGATGAAACAGGTATAACAGTTGATTACGCCTTTGGAGTTTATGCAGGGCAGTGTGAAATTGGTTTTGGTAGGTTGTGCCCATCACCATTTACGGCAATTGAAGAAACAGATGCAGAAGATTACAATGTAGAAATCTTCCTCTACGGGAATGTTACAGATACAAGCGTACACACGATAACTGCGGGCGGAAATGCAGCAAATGGAACTTATAAAAGACTTACAGGGGTTGATGTTCCACTTTTAAGTTGTGGATTCTTTCAATCACCTTGGTGTAATATTAGATGTGATAATTTAATTTTTAATGGGTTCGACTGTACAGGTAATGGCTTTATAGCAACTATTTTCGCTCTAAATTCAGCGGGTGCGGAGTATACTGGATTCAAGATGGAGAACTGCAATGTAGAGCGAGGGGTGGGTTCCTATCCAATAACTATTAGTTCTCACTGGAAGAGCGCTCTTTTCCAGAAATGTAAAATATCTGGTGAAACATCTGGAATGCAAATCTCGGGATCAGGTGTAAACCTTGATACTTGTATAATTACTGGAGATGCAAATTATGGCTTAGCAATAGTAGGCACTTCTGAAGTTTCCATTACCAATTCACGCATAGTAGCAAACGGTTCTTCAAATCCACCAATCTACACGTCAGCCCCAGTCTTCCTACGTAATGTTACATTGGAAAGTGCAAATGGAAATTGTATCTGGACAATAAACTCTAATGCAATTGCGTACATGACTAATACAATTTGTCACTTGGGAGACACTTCAGAAGCGGTTGTAGGTGGCAATACTTTTTATGCGTCAATTAAGAATTGTGCTACAGATTCAATTGCGGCTAATCCATGGGGTTGTGCCCCCCAATTGGTGAAGGCCAGTCAAGACGGAGTAAACTTGATGATGGAAGAGGGGGAGAGCAAGAATCCTGCAGTTCTCTATTCTGGTATGGAGGATGTGTTTGGCAATCCTACATTAATAGGAGCTTCAAGAAAAAGTAATAGACCAACGCAATTGCTTGGAGGAGTATTATAATGTTTTTCCTCAAAGAAGATACGGTGTCTCAATTAGTAGAAGTGAAGTTTGTTGACGCTGTTGATGGCTATTCAGAAGAAACTGGTATTACTTCTCCAACAGTAACGATAAGAAAGGCAGGAGGGGCTTTTGCAGCTATCAATGATGGCACTTGGGCCGAACTAGCTAATGGGTTATATACTGTGCGTTTTGATGCAACCGACTCGGAGACAAAGGGGTCTATTTGTTTGCATATAGAGAAAAACGGCTGTCGGGATTACGACGAGCGAGGATATATACTTAGGGCCGATGTTTATGATACCTTGTTCGACAGCGACTATTTGCACGTTGATGTTCGGGAAATGCAGGCAGATGTTTTAACTGCGGCCGCTGTTAAGGCAGAGGCAGTAACGAAACTTCAAGCCGATTTAGCCACTGCTTTGCAGATTACGAATTTAGAATCTAGCACAACTTTGGCTGGCGTTATCAAAACGGCAGTCGAAGCAAATGGAAGTAAGATAGACCATGTTTGGGAAATGACCGAGGATGACGCAGGCGTTCGGAGATTAACAACGAATGCTTTAGAACAATCTCCAACAGACAAGATGTCTTCTGCCGAGCTTGCAACGGCTCTTGATGCTTATACAAACAAAGCTGATTTTAAAGCAGATGTTTCAGGTCTTATTACTAGCGTTGGAGAATTGAATGATATAAGTGTGAGTGATATATTAAGTGCTGTTGATGTTACTGAAGGCGGTACTTGGACTTTACAAAAAGCTTTTAAATTGATGTTTGGTATAATTGCAGGTAAATGGCAATTGAAAACAGGCACAACAGACACGTTTGAATTATTGGACGCAGAAGACGAGGAAACGGTATTACTCGAAATGACTGCAAGTGCTACTACTCCTTATAGAATAATGACGGTAAAAATATAATGACTATTTCAATAGCTCCTACTGGTGATTATATAGCGATGATGACTTTTGGTCTTTGGACTATTTCGTTAGATAGACGAACAGAGCAAGTCGGTGGTTTAGATCATTCGCCTGCAGCTATTTGTGTAAATTATATAGTAAATGATTTAAGTGGTTTTACTGATCCTGCGGATGATTCGGATTGGCCTATGTTTATCGGGCATGTACCAGAAATAATCGAAGATTGTGCGGGAGTTTTTGATACAAGTGGGATAATTGATGGTCGTTACATGACAGGCGATACTATAGATCATTATGGTATTGAGATAATGGTTAGAAGTAGAAGTTATGAGACTGGCTATGAAAAAATAAATACTTTGGTCGAATTATTGGATACAATGCATAGAGAAGATTTGACTATTGGCGATGATTCTTATAGAATCCAAGCTTTTACACGCACATCTAGTGTTGGTTTTTTAGGAATAGAAAATGAAAGGATAGATAGAAACAAAAAGCGTAGATTTGTTTTTAGTACTAATTTTTTGGTATCTGTAACGAAAATTTAATTTGTTTGAAGGGATTGATCAATGGCTATTATGAATGAAGGTTTTGCAACTACTATTGAATTCACTGAAACGACAAGCGGTGGCAATGCAATTATGGGCACTTCTCTAAAGGTTAAAAATCTAACTCCTCCGGGGATAGATGGTGGCGGAGAGAATGATACTACCACGATGCACAATACAGCCTATCGAACTAAGCAGCCAAAGGAACTCAAAACACTAACGAATATGACTTTCATTGCGGCTTATGATCCTGCAGTTTATGATCATATTATTACCATTTGCAATGTCAATCAGGAAATTACTATTACCTTCCCAGACACTTCAACTTTATCATTCTGGGGTTGGTTGAATACTTTCGAACCAAATAATATTGAAGAGGGTGCGCAGCCAGAAGCAACTTGTTCTATTGTTTGTTCGAATCAGGATAATAGCGATGTTGAGCAGGCACCAGAGTTTACTGCTGCTGCTTAATAAAAGTTTATTGGGATTTGTTTGTGGTTTGTTTGAATAACTATTTTGGAAAGGGTATGTTTTATGAGCACTTATTTAGAAGTTAAATCAGCGTTAAAGAGTGTAAAAGTACAATTTGAGGGTGATTTGGTTTATGAATTAAAGGAACTCACCTCAAAGCAACAAGGTATTTGGATGGACAAAGTAGCATCAAGGATGAAGTTTGACGAGAATGGCAAACCTGCTGGCTATTCAAGTTTTGGTGGTATACAGAATGATCTTCTGTCACAATGTTTATATGATTCTAATGGTGAACTTGCGACAGAAGATGTCCTAAATGGGTGGCCTGCCTCAACTGTAGATACTCTTTTTGAAAAAGCTCAAGAGATGAGCGGGTTAAATCAAAAAGGAAAAGATCAACTAAAAAACGGTTAAAGGGTGCAAGGAGAAATTGGTTCCGCCTCGCATCCCACCTTCATATACCTGTTTGGAAGTTGGAAGAACAAATGCCCGCATCTGAATATATAGAATGGTGTTTGTATTTAAATTTAATAGAGGAAGAAAATTCTAAGGAAGAATTTTATCTTGCTCAAATTGCAGCAGAAGTAAGGAGATCATTTGTTAAAAATCCTGGCGGGGTTAAGTTAACAGATTTTCTTTTTAAGGTTAAAAAAGAACAAACTTTTACACTTAAAGAAGCTACTCGAAGGGCAAAGCAATTTTTCTTTGCCCTAACAGGTTATAAACAAAAAGGACGGGTAAGATGAATGTAGGCCATCTTTATGTCACATTAGATGCTTATACCCAAGGTTTTAGGAATAATTTAAATAAAGCTACTGCTAAGTTGGAAGCTTTCTCTTTAAAAGCTCAAGCCGTTGGTCGTAAAATGACTTTCATGTTTACTTTACCTATTGTGGGAGCTGCTGCAATGGGGTTGAAAGCTTTCTCCGATTTTAATGACGAAATGACAAAGAGTCAGGCTATTATGGGTAATTTGTCTGATGAGATGAAGCGAAGTATGGAGATTGAGGCTAAAAGGATCGCTGGCTCATCCATAACTTCAGCAAAAGAACTTGCTAAGTCGTACTATTACTTGGCTTCAGCTGGTTTAACTGCAGAACAGTCCGTGGCAGCCTTAGCAGCTGTTGAGAGGTTTGCTGTTGCGGGTATGTTTGATATGGCAAGAGCTACGGATCTCGCAACCGATGCTCAAAGTGCTTTAGGATTAACTGTTAAAGATGCTTATGAAAATCAGCAGAATTTAATTCATGTAACAGATGTTTTGGTTGGGGCTAATACTTTAGCAAATGCATCGGTGGAGCAATTTTCCGAGGCATTGACTAGCAACGCAGGTCCGGCAATGAAAGCCTATAACATTTCACTTGAAGAAGGTTTGTCTGTTTTAGCCGCCTATGCAGATCAGGGAATTAAAGCTGGGGCAGCAGGTAATATGATATCCCGTATGCTGAGGCTTTTGGTAAAAGGAGCAATAGCTAACGAAGAGGAATGGAAAAAGTTTGGTTTTACTATCTGGACGGCTGAAGGCGAACTAAAAAAGATGCACGAGATTATCAGAGGCTTGTCTGAAGGGCTTGATGGAATGAGCACTAAGCAGAAAGCTTCTCAATTAAGCATGCTTGGTTTTATAGCTCGTAGTCAGCAAGCTATTTTACCTTTGCTGGGTCTTCAGGATAGAATAGAAGAGTATAATGACGAGCTATATAATATGGGCGGTATTACAAGAGAAGTGAGTGGAAAACAGTTACAATCTTTTATATCCCAGTTAAAGATTACATGGAATCAAATTAAGCTTCTTACAGAGGAAATAGGACAGCGTTTAGCTCCTATGGTTTTAAGCTTAGGAGAAAAAATAGGAGCAGTAACATTGTGGTTTAAGTATTTAAATGAAAGTACAAAGGATTCAATTGTAAAGTGGGGTTTAATAATAGCTGCAATAGGTCCAGTTATATGGATTATGGGTAAACTGATTGGTTTGTTTCTTTCTCTTATTGGTATTTTTAAAGCTATTGCTGTTTTTGCTATTGCTAATCCTTATATTGCTCTTGCAGTGGCGATAGGAGTAGCAGCGGTAGCACTGCAGGACTTCCTTACTAATAATGAAGCTATGGTAGAGCAGAATAAACGACTTCGAAAAAGCATAGTAAGTGTGCAAGGTGTTACTGAACAATGGGCTGATGCTCAAGGTAAATTAAATAGAGCATTAGAAATAGGTGACCAAAAAGCTGCAGATGTGCAAAATAAAAATATGCTTGGTGTTTTAAAAGGTTATTCTGAGAAGCTTAGAGGACAAAAAGGGAACATAACAGATATATCTACATTATATGATGTGGGATTAAATGATAAAGATTTTAAAGAAGCTCAAGAAAAAGTCTTTGTTTCATATATAGAGGGAATTAAATCTGATTTAATTCGAAATTTGCAAAAAGAACCTAGTATAAAATTGTTCGGTCGAGTAATTAATTCCGAAGGTGGTTTTAGTGTAGAAAAAGCTATGCAACCTTCGGTACAAGAAATATATAAAGCGATGGAGAATAATCCGAAATTTAAACTTAAAGATGAACACAAAACAGCAGCACAAGTTGAATATGGAGATTTTTTCCGGGATGGTAAAATGCCGGATAAGAGTGTTAATGAAAGGTTGATGGAAAATTTTGAATTAACTCAATTTCCTAAAAAACAGGCATTGAATTTGTTAGAAAATGAAATAGCTATAAGAGAAAAGAATGTGCGATTAGTTGACGACACAAATCAATCTCTTAAAAATCAAGTTGCTGAACAAATAAAAAATAATAAAGTATTAACTGAAGCAGAAACATCTATGCAAAACATGATAGAAAAATTGGAAATACAGAAAAGATTTGTAGGAGATACAGCTGGTTTAAGAAAATATAATCAAGTCGATAAATTTGCCAAACAAGCTGAATTACAATTTGGCATAGATACAGATAAATACAAAGACGCTATTGAGGGTTATACTGCTGAATTGGATGCGATCGAAGAGCGTAAGAAGCAATTAGGCTTAACTGGTGAACAACAGCAGATGTCACAAATGAATAATGCTCTTAGTTTGCAAGTAAAGTTATTAGGTTTGTCAAATAAGGAAAAAGCAAAAGCCATCCAATTATTAAAATATCAAGAATTAGCTTACATAGCTTATGGTAAAGAAAGTGAAAAGGCTGCGAAGTCAATAGCTGATTATGAAGAGAGTTTAAATGAGTTATATTCAAAATCTGAAAAAGATAAAGTTTTCAAACCAGACGAATTTAGTGGTGCGACAAAAGAGATAAATACTGCTTATCAGAGCATTGCGGGAATGATAAATAGTGGACAAGGTAAAACAATATTAGAAGCTCAACTTTCGGAAAGTAAAACTCAAACTGGTTTGTTAGCAAAGATAGAAAAGAAGGAAGGAATATCTTAATGGCTTCCACACATGAAGAAATGATTCAAGGTGCATCAGGTGAAAGAGATTGGCGTGGTTGGAAAACTATAAATATGATAACCATACAAGATGGATGCACTGGTAGTAGTTTTGTTGCAAAAGTGAATAATGCCATAACTTTAGCTGGATATACAATAGGTGGGAATTTCGGGGCATTGGCTCCTTATTGTTATTTACAGTCAGTCCATGCAAGTATTATAGACGGTAGTCCAAATACGGTAAGATTAGAATTAAAATTTGAAAGAGATTTTCCTGAACGATTTAAACCAGGCACAATGGAACTTGGAGCCTCCTTAATTTCAGTCGAAACAAATAAGGATAAAGATGATAATGTTATGTGGCTTTCCCATACTTATCCGATTGGGTATCGAAGATCGCCTCAGGATGATCCATTAACTGTAGCAGTAGAGTCAGGTCAAATTACTCATACCACAAATAAATTCATACCAGAAAAAACCAGAACATTTACAAAACAAGTAAGTGAGGCAGATGCTAAAACTGCTTCTGATTACACCGGCTGTATTAATAGTGTTGATTGGTTAGATTCAGGGGATGCTAATAAATGGATGGCTGTTCATATCCACGGTAGATCAGAAGACGGTGGAAATAGTTATAACATGACTTATAACTTTATATATAGAAAAGAAACTTGGTTACACGAAGCAATTTTTATTCAAGACAATGGTAAACCACCGTATCCTTTTTCACCTGCGGCTACATTAGGTAGTGATGGGGATTATAAAGAATATCCTATATACGAAGAAAAAGCTTTTGCTAATTTAGGACTAACCTAAAATGGTATTTAATTCTTTATTTCAATTTAATGGTATTGGTTCAGCTGTAGATAAACTGAATGAAATTGTTAAGGTGCTAAATAATCTAGACAATTTAGTAGGTGACAATTTCATAAAAGTACAAAGAACACCTGCAGGTCCTCTAATCTCTTTAAATATTCAGCAAGTCTTGAATAAAATTCCGATTCTGGGGGGAAGTGGATCAGCCACTTCTGAAACTACAGGATTAGGAATTGTGGTTGAAACTTTAGCTTATGGTGCAATAGGATCATCAGGAGATACCGGGTGCAATAGTTATGTTATTGAATTGATAACAGCTGATAGTTTAGCTAGTTCTTCATCTTCAGCTCCTTCTTCTTCATCAGCCACACAAATCACAATAGAAACGCAGGATGATTTATTAGGTTTAGAAGGTTTGTCTGAGGACGCTGCAACTAATTTTGATTTAAGAAATTGTGCTCCTTGGTATCCTGTTGATAGTATAGTACAATTAATACAAACAGATAAGGGTGGTTTGTTGGAAGCGGAGCAGTGGTGCTTAGCCGAGACATTAAACTGGCTGGGATACCATGATGAGGATAATGGTAAATATAAAACAATCAGCGTTAAAGATGGTGAAAAACTAACTGCGGTCTGGTAAAAAATGGATAACTATAATTGGTTTTACAAAACTTGGCCCATAGATTCTGATTCAAATTCTGGAGATGTTGACCACCGGGCGGCTGAAGACATTCGCAAAATGATGTGGCTGGTCCATGATCCGCATAGAGGTGGGTCGGATTTAGCGGCAAGATATGGTGATAGTGGAGGTGGTTATACTTTAGCTACATTAACTGCGGAGATGAATGCCTATTCAAATAGTTCAAAAATGCGATATGCTGGGTATTTTAAGATATATTATACCGATGATGCACTTGATGATTTGCAATTAGATAATCCTGATTTGTTTATCAATATCAGAGGAATGTCGCCTGATGATGTTGCCGACCACCCGCCGATTGATGTAGTTACTGGAAAAGTTGATTCGGATTATTGGGAGCCGATGGCAAATCCAAATTTGTATCATCATTTCGATAAAAATTCTGGACGTTATTGGGGTAGTTATAAACATGCTGATGATAATTCTATTCCAGGACAGACCGGCACGGGTGGTTATCATTATGTAATGGAGGCAGACAAATGGTTGCCACGTCAAACTGACCCATGGGAACAGTATACTCCACTTATTGCTGATTTACCAGCCCGGCGTCATATGTTTGATGTTGATGATAGTATAGATGGTGTCGAGCGACTACCTAAACATATAGCTGAATATCCTTTAGCTCAATATAGGGGAAATGTTGTTGGTAGTTTTATAGAAACAGATTTATTATATACTGATTGGGCATTGCTTGACGGTCATCCATATACTATTAAAGGCGAATATTTTTATGAGCCCAAAATGGACGGCGGTTATCAAGATTGGGCAGAGGTGGTTATTGAATCCAGAGCCCGCGTTAATATAAGAGAAATAGCCACTACAAGTACTACTTTCATAGCAAATTATGATTTGATACGTTCTATATGGACAAGTGACCCTATTGGTTATGGTCGAGGTGAAAGTCCATGGGACCCGACTGCTCTTGGAGTAAATGCAAAATATGATCCCGTTATGGCATATACATATGATTATCGTTGGGGTTGTAATGGCTCATCTTTTGAAAAAGCCCTTGCTGATATTTCGACAACAGAAGAAAAAAAATATGATTGGTATTATGATGACAAGTCCGGCGGAAATTGGAATTACTGGGCGTCGAAAAATAAAAATGTTTATGTAGATGATTACAGCTGGGTGAGGGGTTCAGAGCTATTCCCTCATCCTAACGGATGTTGGCGACGAGTGTGGCGACATACAAATTATTGGCCTACTCTAAGCGATGGTAGTCCTGCTCCTATGTGGCCGGGCGATGCGGGTAGTCCGCCTTATTATGACTGCCTGAAGATGATGATTACACAAGCTCAAAAAGATGCTATTGTATCGGCAGCGGCAGAAGGTGATAATTCGGGATGTGATATAAGTGCCGGTTGGACATATTTCACGAATTTTTATAAGGTGGTTGAATATGCAAGTATTTCACAATGGTTTAATGCAAACGGCACGCCAAACGCGGCAGCAATAAGTAATTATGGGAGTTTAACACAAGCAACAATTGATAGTTTAGAGTGGCGTCACAAAGCGATGGTTGACGATGATTGTGAACATGAAATGCATCCCGACTGGCTGAATGATATTATGGAAGTTTTACAACAGGTCGAAATGCAAAAAGGTGTGGCAGCAAGTTATCATAAGGTACGAGCAGAAATAGCCTGGGAGGCTGGTATTGAGTTTGATACAGCGTTGGAAGCAATTGAGGCCCAAATTGTTCGGGATGCAGCCAAATTAGCCGACCACCGATTAAATGACATTGAGTCGGCGACTAATGATTTTAGTACTTGGGTGGGATGGTTTGGTGAGGTCCGATATGATTTATCAGGAGACTATTTTAAAAATTCTCGTTCTGCAGCGAGAATGAGTTTTAGTTACGATAAAAGTTATAAAATCAATCGTACTGCAAATGATATGCCTACCCATATTTCAGCTGGTGCTGCCCGAATGGCTATTATGCAATCGCATCCCTCTTTTACTCCTGCTTCTCCTCCAGAAGTTAATGGTGTATTACCGCCGGCATATGATGTTTCTGAGAATGATGTGGCGTATGTATATGTGAATTTGATATGGCAAGGGGAATATGGTTGGATAGGTACGTTTCTTCCTGCAAGCGATTTATCATTGCCGCTTACTGCTCCACCGAATGATGACCCATATCAATCATTCGATGCCTGGGAACCGACAGAGGATGATGTATTAAGGTGGTATAGATGGTGTAAAATGAAATTTGAAGCAAATGGCATTTATCTAGGTGTGGTTATAGATTACGGTGCCTACGGAAGCTCTCCGACAGCGGGTGTGTTTATTTTCGACGAGACTAACGCAGTTTGAGGGGAAAATAAAATGAATAAAGATAGTGTTTATCTTGTAGGTGGTGGTATTAGTTTAAGTGATTTTGATTTTAAAGAATTAAAAGATTTAGATACTATTGCTGTAAATTATGCAGCGTATGATGTGCCAAATCCCACTTATTGTATAACAGCAGATAGTGGGGTTTTTAAAAAATTATGTATAGGTAAATTTAATGAAATAGATACTTCTTGGGTTTTAGTTACCAATCCAGATCATGCTTCTATGAAATGGAAGGATGGTGTTTTCCAACATATAAAAAGTCGGTATGTTTATAATTTGTTTGCTCCTCATATTTTAATAAGGAATAGTGGAACAGAGGGTATCGGGTTTTCTTTTAAGGATTTTAAAACTGGTTATAATAGTGGGTTTTGTGCGTTCCAACTTGCTGTTCTTTTAGGGTATAAAAAAATTCATTTACTTGGTTTTGATTTGGGTGGAGGTAGTGGCTCTCATTATTCAAAGAAATATAAAAAGAATCAAATAGATAGAGAAGTTTTAGAAAGGTATTATAATAATTTTGTTATCGCTATTGATATCCTAAAGAAACAAACAGATATAGAAGTTATATCACATTCTGCTATAAGTAAATTAAATCAGTTTATTCCATTTATCCCGTTTAAACCAAAACCAAAGCCCAAACCACATATATTAATTACTAAAATTAAAAGTAAAAAACATATTAAATTATCTATTTTAATTTGTTCATTAAGTTTGCGAATTAAATCTTTAAATCGTCTTCTTGATATATTGGAAAAACAAGACAGGGATGACATAGAAATTCTTGTGGAAACAGATGATGGTGAAATAACAACTGGAGCAAAAAGAAATCTTTTATTACAAAAAGCTCGCGGTGATTATATTGTTTTTGTAGATGATGATGATGCGGTAAGCGAGGATTATGTAGAGCAAATTATTAAAGCGATTAAAACTGATCCTGATTGTGTGGGTATAGAAGGAATAATAACATCTGCTCGTAAAAAATGGTCTAGATGTTTTATTCATTCAATTAGGTATGAAAAATGGTTTAGTAAAAATTCTATTTATTATCGCTGTCCTAATCATATCTCTCCGGTAAAGAGAGAGCTTGCCCTTAAAGTTGGTTTTCCAGATAAAACAGAAAAAGAAGATTTGGATTATTCAATGAGGTTATTTCCGTATTTGAAAACAGAAGTACAGATACTTAAACCAATATATTTTTACTATGCGAGTTAACTATGAAAATTCTATTTAAGTATCCCACATACGGTCGAGCGGAATGGTTTAAATCTACTTTAGAAAAGTATTATGAAATGATAAGTGGAAAGCATGATTATGAATTTATCATTTCTTGTAACGAAGATGATCTCAGTATGAACAATGAGAAGATGATCGAATACATGAGCAGTAAACCCAATTTAAAATTTTACTTTGGCCCTCATAAAAATAAAATAGAAGCTATAAATGCAGACATGGGCGTTTGTTGTTTTGATATTCTTTTTCTTATTTCAGACGACATGATACCGGTAGTTAAGAATTTTGATGAGATTATCGTAACTAAAATGAATGAGCATTTTCCAAATTTGGATGGGGCACTTCATTTTAATGATGGTTGTTGTGGAAAAGATAAGACAATTACTCTATCTATTTTAGGTGTAAATTTATACAATTGGTTTGGTTATATCTATCATCCAGCATATAAGAGTTTTTATTGTGATAATGAATTTACAGATGAGGTTTATAAAATAAGTAAAGTAGTATACATTCCAAAAATTATTGTTAAACATGATTGGAAGGGATGGGGAAAAGGAGATGTTGTTTATAAAAGGAATCATGTTTTAGGCAGATTAGACAAACGAACGTATGAACAACGAAAAGCGAATGGATGCCCGAAAGGAAAATAATGTACTCGCAAAGAGATGAAGAGAAATATATTTTAGAATTTTTTGGTAAAGCACTGGGCAAGTTTTTAGATATAGGTGCATACGATGGGAAGACTTTTAGTAATATTTATCAGCTTGCCTTACAAAAATGGTCTGGGGTTTGTGTAGAACCTTCTCCTTCTGTTTTACCGAGTTTGAGAAGTCTATATGAAAATAATAAAAATATATGGATAGTGGATAAAGGAGTAGGATTAAAAAGAGGTGAGGTTTTATTTTATGATTTTAAAGGAGATGCTGTTAGTTCTTTTGTAAAAAAGCACGCTGAAACATGGAGGCTGGGGGAAGGGGATAAGCGGAATTATCGACAAATAAAGATAGAGGTAATTACTGTAGCAGATTTGTTTAAATTGGTCGGTACGGATTTTAATTTTATAAGCATAGATGCCGAAGGGTGGAGTTTGAGGATATTAGAAAATTTACCATTTAAAAGTTTAACTGATTTAACTATGATTTGTGTGGAATTTGATGGAGAAGAGCAGGAAGTAAAATCTATCTTAAAACCTTACGGGTTTAAACAGTATCATAAAACAGCGGAAAATCTAATACTGGTCAGGTAAAAATATGTATAAAGGATTGTTATATGTTGTTTTTGGTGAACAGTATGATTCTTTAGCTGCTCATACCATTGTTCAAAGTAGACAAAATACTGAGTTACCTATATGTGTTCTCACTAATAGTTTGAATAGATGTAGTAAATGGAAAGAAGTGTCCAATGTTCATTATATTTATATAGATAAAAAGCAGAATGAAAACAGAGATGTCAAAACTCATATGTTATGTTATACTCCTTTTGATGAAACTATTTATCTTGATTGTGATTCTGTAATAAGAAATAAAGGGATTGAACAGGCGTTTGATTTACTTCAAAATAATGATTTGGTTTTGAATAAGTTTTTAAGATGGGGTATGGAAGATAAGATTTTAAGGTTGTATCGGAGAGTAATGAGAAGAGAGGAAGTAAAGTTACCTCTTGAAGTTTATAATGGTGCTTTTATTGGCTTTAAAAAAAATACTAATGTGGCCTCTTTTTTTTCTATGTGGAATTCTTTTTGGATAAGAGATGGGAAGGGTCGAGAAATGCCTTCCCTTGCATGTGCTCTTAAAAAGAGTGACAGTAAAATATTTTGTTTACCAAAAGGATTTTTCTGCCCTGATATTTATGATAAAAATTGTATAGTGCAACATAATTATAATAGTAATGCAGGGATGGATTTTCATCAAGAGTTTAGTCTTCCAAGAATCCGAGAAAACAAACCTTTTGATAATGATGCTTCTGATTGGAATTGGGTGGGGATGGATAAATGAAAAAATTGTGTATAGTAAATTATATCACTTTAAATACTTGGCACCCACATGGTCAAGCCAGATTGAAGGAGAGTTTAGTTAGAGCAGGATTTGAAGGGGATGTGTTATTATTTAATCAAAATAATTTGAAGGCTCCTTCTCATTGGGAGGTACCTTATGCCTTTAAATTTTATGCTTTAATGGAAGCCCGAAAAAGAGGTTATAAACAATTGCTTTGGGTAGATGCTTCTTTTTGGGCTATTCGGAATATGAATGGTTTGTTAGAATTGATTTGTAAGAAAAAAGTATTAACTCAAAATAGTGGCTGCTCTTTGGGTCAATGGACTTCTGATAATTGTTTAAAGAAATTTGAAATAGACAGAGAAAGAGCTTTTAATCTTAATATGTTTTCGGGTGGTTTTGTTGGTTACGATTTAAGTGATGGAAAAGCAAAAGCTTTTTTTGAGGAGTTTTGTTTTTATGCTAAAGAGGGTTCTTTGTTTAAAGGGGCTTGGACAAATAAAGACAAATTAGTTTCAAAAGACAATCACGTTAAAGGACATCGACATGATATGAGCGTTGGGAGTATTTTATTACAAAAAACAGGAATATCTATTTTACCTGATAATAGTGTTTTCTCTTATTATGCTTGGTACCAAAAATATAAAACTGAAAAAGATTTGAGCAAGATATATTTTGTTTGTGAAGGTGGAACAAGGGAATTACCTTTGAAGGGATTCTTGATTTGAACCGAGTGATAATAAAATCATTCAATGGTATAGGAGATTTGTTATTTGCAACTCCTTCTTTCAGAGTTATTAAAGAGGCTTACCCTGATTGTTATTTGGAGGTTAATAGTAACAGATGGAGTTTGCTTGAGAATAATCCTTTTATAGATAAAATAGGACATAAAGATTCCGGGGTTTTTTTATTATACCCTGCTCCCGATGGTGGGAAGCTCCCCACTCAACATCATATACTTACAGATTGGCAAATAATATGTCAAACTTATGGTTTGGAAACTAAGAAGCCTCAACTTAGACCAGAACTTTTTTTAAAGAATCTACCACCCAAAAAAAATGTTATAGGAGTACAAGTAAACCATAAAAGAAATTATCATAATAAAAGAGTGTGGCCTTGTTTTGACGAGCTTGCTAAACAAGAGGGATTTGAACCTATACCTCAAATTACAAGTGGCGATAAGATGCAGGGATTGGCAAAACAAGTGGCGAGCTATAAATGTGTGGTGTGTGCAGAAGGTGGTATATCTCATCTTGCGGCAGCTTTGCATATTCCTGCTGTTGTTTTATTTGGGGGGTTTTCAGATCCAATTTGGACTGGGTATAATGACCATTTGAATATAGTAAGTGATGTAGAATGTAAACATTGTTTTAATTTAAATCCGTGTAGAAAGGGTTTTATATGTTGGGAGAATATCTCTGTGAATTATGTAATCGAAAATGTGCGACAATACCTAAGCAGGTGTGCTTAAGTAATCCTCATTTAAATTTAGGCAGCGGCTTGATGTTAAAAAAAGATTCAATTAATTTTGATGTTTCTTTTTTTACTGATAAAATCGGTTTGTCTACCGATATAATAGGAGACGCAAAAAACCTTCTTCAATACTTCAAACCAGATACTTTTAAGAGTATTTTTTGTGCTCATGTTATAGAACATTTTTATCCTCAAGACGGTAGAAAATTACTTTGTGATTGTTTTACTATATTACAACCGGGTGGTGTATTGGTTTTAGAAGCCCCTGATATTTTGAAGATTATGAAAGAGAATCAAGAGAAAACTGATTTAATATCTATTGAAATTGCTACTGCTGAATTATATGGGGACGCTAAGTATGGAGAGGATTGGACACATAAATGGGGATGGACTGCTCTTACCGCAGTTAAATATATGGAAGCAGCAGGTTTCAAGGAAGTAAAGGCTTCAGATGGGATTTCTCATAATAAAGAAAATAGAGATTTTAGAGTACAAGGAATAAAAATATGAAATTTTTAATAACAGGAATAACTGGATTTGTCGGACCTCATTTAGCAAAACTTTTATTGGAAGAGGGTCATACTGTCGTAGCCTTAATAAGAGGTTCCAATGGAAGACAGATGGATTTACTTGATATTTTAACTGCTGAAGAGATTGATAAAATTGAATGGGAATTTGGTGATCTATGTGATTTGGATTCCCTTATTACTATATTTACCAAACATCAGTTCGATGGAGTCTTTCATTTAGGGGCACAAAGTCATCCGCCTACTTCTTTTAAGAATCCTATTTTAACATTCAATAATAATGTTATGGGTTCTGTTAATTTAATGAATTGTGTAGAAAGATATCAATCAGAAAATTGTATTTTTCATTTTTGTTCCACATCAGAAGTATACGGCGACACTTGCAAGGAAGTGGGGATCTTAAAAGAGACTACACCTTTATCTCCTTGTAATCCTTACGGAGTGAGTAAAGCTTCCATTGATTTATATATGCAAGAAAGAATTAAAAATAAAAAGTTGAATGGTTTTATAACAAGAGGATTTTCTCACACTGGTCCGAGAAGGGGTTTTAATTTCTCCATCTCCTCTGATGCTTTTCAAATAGCAAAGATGATAAAGAAACTTCAAAAGAAAACTCTCTTGATTGGAAATTTAAAGAGCAAAAGAGTTGTTATAGATGTAAGGGATTGTGTTCGTGCTTATTATTTATTGATGATTGGAAAAGCATCTGGAGTTTTTAATGTGTGTGGTTCTGAAGTTCATGAGATGCAATACTTTACTGATGTCCTTTTAGATTGTTCAGGATTAACTGGGGTGGTTCAGAAGGTGCATGAGCCTTTTTATAGACCCATAGATATAGACATACAGATTGGCGACTCTTCTCGATTGAGAGCATTTACTAAATGGGAACCTATTTATCCAATTGAAACGACTCTGAATGATTTATTAAAATACTGGGTTAAAAAATTATGAGGGATTTTAAGGTTGTTTCTTATTATACCGTTAATACCTTATACGAAGAAAGACAAAAAATTCTTGTCGAATCTATGAGGAAGTTGGACATACCTTATAGTGTAGAAGGCATTAAAAATTTAGGTAGTTGGCGAAAAAATACAAATTACAAACCTACGTTTTTGGCTTCTTGTTTGAAGAGGTTTAATTGTCCAATAGTATGGGTGGATGTGGATGCAGAATTTAAATTGTATCCGTCTTTATTTAATGAATTAGATTGTGATATAGCGGTGCATGAATACTATAACAAATCTAAAAAAATAAAAGAGACTTTAAGCGGTACTATATATTTAGGCAATACAGAAGGCTCAAAACAAATTGTAAATGAATGGATAGAAGAATGCAGAAGGCATCCTCATCAATGGGATCAATTATCTTTAAGAAAAGTGCTAAAAGGAAGAGAGACACCTTTGCCGGTCGAGTATTGTAGTATTTTTGATAAGATAGAATCCTCTCCTGTTATTGTGCATTACCAATGTAGCCGCATAGTTCGACAAAATAAAGGTAGGTTAGATGTGGGATTAAAATAAGACAAGTATTAGCAGGAGCATGCTGCCCTTTCCAAAAAGGTCTTAGCTCAAAAACAGTGTACTCCTGTTTTTTATTCTGGATTTGGTAATCTTATCACATTCCCTGTTTGAAGCTCTTCGATATGAGTTACCATGATTATTTGTACATCAAAGTCCTCTGCTAATTCCTCTAGCATCTCTCTCACGTTGTCTCGATACTTTATCGACACGAACTTAAATGGCTCGTCCATAATAAGTATTCGTCTTAATTTCGGCTTTGAGAGAATAAGACATGAAAGGCGAAGAGCAAACGCAGCCACATCAACTATGCCTCCTCCGCTTGCAGACATGGGGTCCACTTCTACTCCATTTTTTTCAAAGACTAAATTAGCCTCTGTCTTGCCTCTCTTCTTCTCAAAATTTATTTTGAATATATAAGGTTTTTGGAAAACTGCTGTCAAACATTTGCTAACCACTCGGGCTACTTTATTGTGAGCTTGGTTTTGAATATATTCTGCAGTTTGTTGTGCAAGAGATTGGGCATTCTGGATAAAAATAAGATGTTGTTTTGTGTTTTTCAGTTCTTCCTGTTCGAGTTTATATTGTTGACAAACCAATTTTTTATTTTGTACCCAACCTTCAACTTTTTTATGTAGTTCGTTCAAGCTCATCTTGCCATTTATCCTTAAATTCTTCTAATGAATTCTCGAATTTGTTAGTTGCTAGTTCTGTTCGGACCTTTAGTTTTTCAAGACCTTCTTTTGCTTTGGCTAGAGTACTGAAACCAAATTCATCTTTTAATTGTTTTTTTATCTGCTCCAAAGCCCCCTCAGCTCTATTAGCCTGCTCTTGTGCTCGATCAACCTTCTCTTTTATTTTTAAGAAATCTACATGTATGTCATGTTTCATTTGTAACCTCTTCTATTATTCTTTCCAATATTTCTTTTACATTTTTGTTTATGCCTTTTTTCTTAAGTGTTTGTTTAAGAGTAGCCGTAAAATCCATAGCTGTACTTTCTAATTTTTGCAGATCGTTAAAGAAATGAGTGAAGTCAATCCCATCCTCTGCTTCTTCATCCATTATAAAGATTTCCATTCTTTTGTCTTCTTTTGTATCTAAAAAATACTTCTGTACAGTACCATCTTTTTTAAGTAGCCCGACCATTGGTCTATAATCTTTTTCGTTTTTGTGTCTAATCATAAAGGTGCCAGAATTGAAAATAATAGTATCAAATAAATTAGATATAAAACCTTTATGATTGTCTCCAAAATGAGCTACATTATATCCATTCCATAAATGTCCCATTCTGCCTTTATGATGCTTTGCAATCTTTACTAAGTTTCCACTATTTGGTGCTCCTCTAAATTCATATCCGGGCACCCACATATACTCATGAGCCACACAAAGATGAATGCCTTCTAAATTGGATGCATTGTTAGCTCTAATTTCATGCCCAAAAGGATGACCGTATATATGTAAATCGGTGCCATGTGTTGATATTAAATATGGAATTTTAGGTTTTAGATTTTTTATTTTTCCACTTTCTACTAAAGTCCAATAAGCACTTTTCCTCCTTGCTTTGTAACCATGATAAGGTAGATCATGTTGACCGGGTATAGCATACATTTGAGGTAAAAACTTCATAGCGAAATTAATAACTTCTGGAGTAGTGTTCCATTTATCAAATATATCACCGGCACAAATAACAGGACAACCTATATTTTCTGCAAGTTTTGTAAGTTGGTTTAATGGTCTTGTCATCGCCTCTAACCAATTCTCCTCTTCCGATCTGTAAACAGGAGGAGCTTGAGATAAATGCAAATCAGAACATAAAATTGCTATTATATTGTTATCTGCCCCGTACCTTTGCAAACCGGACATTTTTCCCCTGCACATTTTTCTAATTCCTTTTTATATATTTTTAAAACTTTTTGTGTTTGGTTTATCTTTTCTTCACCTTCTATATATGCAGTCAAAACCGGTTTTAGTGATTCAATTCTTTTCTCTAGTTTTTGAGTTTGTTGTTTTTGTTTTGCTACTTCGACAAAGCTAACAGGTTCATTTACAATTACTCTTTTCCAATACGAACCATCTTTTAGGAGAGCGGAAAGGCAAGAGAAAGAGTCTTCTAATTTTTTACACAAATCACCTGATTTTATTAAATTTTGGACTCGAGAGTTAAGGTTAGAAGCCCGATCCAATTTATGGGTATATGTTATAGCCTGGCTAATTTTAGAGCGTAAATCATCATAATTTTTATTTAGCTTTTTTGCTTTATCATCGGTTTTCTTGAGCTCATCAAATTCACTTTTTATATCTTTAACAAAAAGAAGTTCCTTGTTCCTTTTTTGTAATTTGTCTATTTTTTCTTCTTGTAAGGTTATTTTCCAAGTATCTTTGCGAAGCTCTGATGCGATAGTCGCAAGTGTCTTATCTATTATTCCTAAGTCCACAATACTATTGAGTTGTCTTGAAACCTCACCCGCAGATATACTAAACCAAAAAGGCGAGTCGTGCTGTCTTTGTACATTTATATCGCCTATGTTAAAAAGGTTGGAAATAGGATCCGGGACCTTATTTCCAAAAGCATAAAATTCTTCTTTATTAAGAGTGTATAAATTTTGAGATTTACTTCGTTTCCTTTTAATAGTGCTGTCATCTGCAATAAGTTGGACCGATGCTTTTTCAGTTCCGTCCTTTATAAAAGCATCTCCGGTAGGGTGGTTCTCCATTATCCATAACAAAGCTCTCAATACTGCACTTTTGCCGATATCGCTCGGCCCGATGATTGAGGTCACTTTACCGAAATAAAGGTCCAACTTTTTATGTGATTGAAAATTTCTTATTTTGAGGGACTTGAGCATTAGATTAATTTTTTACGTCTTTTTCCTTTATTATTTTTCTTTTTTTTACGTTTTTTCTTTTTTCTATTTTGATTTAGTAGACCAAATAGCCCGCCGAGTTCTACCAAATTAGAGGTACCATAAAGGAGTTCTCTTAGTTTATCTTCTTTCTGTACTTTTAAATTGTAGTAATCTATGCAATCAGGAATATGATAACCTAATCTTGCTTTTATCTCAGCTACAGTCCATTCTTCTATTAATTTATAAACTTGATTGGCTTCTGATTTTTTCATGGTTGAGAAGTAGCAAATCCACAATTACCACATTCATACATTTTATGGTTTTCATTCCAGGTTAAGGTATCGGAGTCACATAAAATACATTTATATACTTGATCTTTTTTACACGCTTTTTCTTCTTCGCGTTCTTTTTTTGTTTTTGGGATCATCAGTGTCTCCTTGTTTATTTTTAATTTGCTTCTGCATACTTATTATCGTATTTGGACTTACAGATTGTAAAAAATTATTGAATGTTGTTAGGCATATTTTTTTATATGACTCAAATCCCTTTAATTTGACTTTGGTATAAAACCATGCTCCTTCAATATTAGAATATCTCTTTAGTTTTTTGTAAAAAGAATATGGCATAGAAATAATACCATTTCTATTGTCTCGTTGAGAGATAAGTAACCAAGCAGGTGATCCAGCCTCTACCGCACTATTGATACATTGGATTAAGAAGTTTTCATATCCGGTAGGATTTTTAGAGGAGCGATTACTTTTTTCTATCAAGTTGGAAAATGTGTCTTTATTATATCCTCTTTTTATCTCTATAGGACAGACATCAATGAGAGGCTGTCCAATTGGATCTGTCGCTTGTACATCACCATACTGACCAAAGGTGGACTGATTAGTTTTGGAACGTTGAGTAGCTCTTCCGCCACTGCTAGCCGTGCGCCAAAAAACATCGTCCCGTTCTTCATCAGTCCACCATAAGCTTAGTAGTTTACAAACCTCTCTTTCGTAAGAGGATCCTTTTCTCTTCCCCATTCCTCTTTTAGATTTTTGTTTCTTCTTAATCATGGTTTAAAATATCTTCTGGTCCCTTTACTTTCTTAGCCGTATTTGCAATTTTTATGTCGATTTCTTTTA